GCTAGATTCATCTTTTTCAACAACAAGGCGGTATTTATTACCGTCAGGGATTAAGTGCGCGTTAAAACTGTTCAAAATCTCAATTATATTTTTTCTAACGCTTTTACCCGTATTTATTACGCCGTTTATTTGGTAGTAGTCAGTGTTTGATCCAGCCCCGCTATACAGCTCAATCTGTGTTTCACAATAATTTGCAGCGTCGATAAAATCCTGAGTAACAAGCTGTGACGCGCTAATCTTATACCCTGCTCCATATCTAGAGTTGGTCAAATAGTCATATAGGGCAATCGCCGGATTTACGTTTGGGTAAAGCCCCGTTTGGAATGTTTCAGTCCTAACATCGTACAGCGATATGCCTGCGACCAAAAATTCAAATTTAGGCTCTCTGGGCATTCTTTCCTGATCGTACTTAAGACTAACAACAACTCGGCATAGCCCCCTGCACCTGTCGTTGTTGTTATAATCGGAAAATTTCGACACTAGATTTACATCAGCTGCTACGCCATCCTCCCCCATATATCTAGTAACTGTGACCAATCCGTCGAATTTAGAGTCATTCGAATCAACACCGTCAAGGTACACATTCCATATATGCTGACACTTACCCTCCGATAAAATGAATTCATACCAAAGGTATTCATTATTAGAACCCTCAACACCTTTAAAGTTTACTATGCCGCCAACCCTTCTAAATCCGTAAATTACAGGGATATTTTCCAAGCTTCCGCGCTTGGTTACCGTAATCCCCCTACCAGGGTTATCCTCCCCTGGGTCGTCAAGGTCACCAAATAAGAAGTCTCTTATTGGCTCTATTGTCATTGCAGCCGTAAATGCCAGCACTGCAACTAGGATTGTGAAAAAAGGCATCTATGCTTTACCCCAACCTAGATCTTCGTATTTGACCTCACTGTGACGCAATCCAGTGTCACCACTAAAAACACGCTGTTGGCTGCTGTCGTTCGTCTGTCTTCCGTTGATGCGTTCAAAATCAACGAACTCGCTAACCGCGTCAATCTCCATTTCGGAAGTGCCTTTTTCTTGATTAAACTTGTTTGTGAAACTGGAGAAGTAACCACTAAACCGCAATATAGGATCACCTACTAAAACACCCGCATCATCTAACCAAAACTTATAAAGATCTATTTTTTTAAAATACGGCGGGGTTAGCAAGAAGGCCGAAGTGTTAGCCTGATTCACGGCGCTTAATTTGAATTTATAACGACGCACTTTCAAATCTAAATCATCGTCAATAATTGGAAGCTTAATCAAAAACCCGCTGCTTAGGTACGTTTCGCTATTGTAAGTAATATCTTTATAACACGTGGTTAAAAGCAAAGGGCTGCCGGTATCGAGTCTGAATAACCAATGATGCCGCGATTGGTTAGCGGCGATTTCGGTCTGTTGCGCTGCTGTTAGAGTTCTAATCAAACCATAGCCTCAACTAAATCAATGGTGAACTGATCGTAAAAAAGTCCTGAGCGTTGCCAGCTCAATGTATTTCGGTCTTGCTCCACGGTGAACGCAACGTTTGTATGTGTGACTGCTGCACCGCCGCCAGGTGTTGCTACTAAATCGGGGTCAAAATTAACTGTAGCATTACCTGATCCATCGCTAGCAGCGTCCGCATTAACCATGTACACCTTGGTGTCGCCCGCAATCGTGAATATATCACCTGCTTTGACTGCGTCCGAATCACTGTTGGAAAAGCCTGTCATAACAATAGTGTTATCATCAGTAACGCTTGAAACTGTGATTGTTCCCCAATTACCACGCGGTGTTTTTAAACCGTCTGGGATTATAGTAAACGTTTCAAAGCCACCACGTTGCGAATTCAAGAAGGCCATTAAAGGTCGCAATTCATCAGGCGTCATACGATTAAATGAAACTTTCATTCGCCAAAGGTGGTATTCACCTTGTCTTGCAAATCGCTTACCGCTTAGGGAGCGCGAACGAAACACCTTAAAATCGCTTGTAAGTTCAATGGTGCCAATCTCAAATGTCGTGCTTAGCTGTCCGCTCATCGCATCGGCCCCCCAGTTTCACCGCGCTGGTCGTATTTTTGCTGCACCATGTCCACAATTGCGTTTTCATTTTTCATTAAGAATTCAACGCCGGTCTGTGTGTCCATGGCCTGGATTGTGAAATTATATGAGTTACCCATACCGCCAGCCATCATAGATTTATTATCTTCTTTCTTTACTACTCGCTCGCCTTTCTCTAACAAATAAGTACCGGTTTGTGGTACGTAGTCTAAGCCGTCGTGGGCGACCCCCGACAACTTAGTGCTTGCCAGCGCGGCTACTTGTGCAGAAGCTGCCACAGGAGCACTAGCGGCGGCTGCTAATGCAGCCCCACCAAATGATGCAATGTTTGCCGCCAAGGCTGCTGGAGCGTATGCCGCTGTTAAAGCTGCACCTTGCGCCACACCAGCGGCAGTTGTAGCAGCCATCTGACCTTGGCCAAGTGCGGCCTGTACAGCACGCTGTACGCCGATTCTTATTAAGCTTGAAATAACCTCTTTAGCAACCTGTCTCATAGTGGCTTGTAGGGCATCACCAAGGCTTGACTGATCGACAATGGCATCGGCCACTGCGCTACCTACGCCGCTGCTGAATGTCTCAAAAGCCCCGTTCCATGCTGCTGCCCACTCAGCCGCTCTCTGCTTATTGGCTTCAACTTCCTCATTCATTGGGTCAACAACGAATGTTTGGAACGCCTCTAAACTAGCCTCATAGTTCGCCTTATCTATGGCCTCTAAAACTTCAGTACTAAAGGTTGGAACTGTGGCGGCTTGATCCTTACCTGATGTAACTGTTACGAGAGGTCCGTTAGACTCATCCTCTCGTATCTGGGCTAATATATCCCTTCTCTGTTTATATAACTCCAGAAGCCTTTCACCAACTGCAAACGTATTCTTATCTGTTAGTGTTATATCTTCCTCTAATATCTTTATAGCCCTGTTTACTTCTTCCAACGTATCAGGAACGCCGCGTATTTCGTTGGTTATGGACTGAATATTACCCACTAAAGTAGTGGACCATGTGATAGGGTTGATCTTAGATAGAGCTAAAACTAACTCGCCGTTCTCCTCTAAAACCTCTCTGAATTTTACGAGTGCTTCTGTCCCTGAGTTAACCCATTTCGCCAAGTCGCTCGTAACTATTTTTAACACAGCGTTAGCCACACCATCCAGCGCGATCTTAGCTTTACCCCAAGATTCGGAAAGCTCTTTTATTTTTTCCGCTTCTTCTTCGGTTATAACTCCGTTTAGCTTTCGGTATTCGTCAGCTAAGGCTTTTACCGCATCAGCACCTTTATTAAGAAGGGGGGCCATTTTGGCGGCTTCACCTGCGAAAATTTCCTCAGTTAGGAATTGAGATCTTTGCTTGTCGTCCAGTTTTTCGAAAGCGTCGGCAATCTTTAGAACCATTTCGTCAGTGTTAAGACTTCTAACTTCCTGAATGCTTAATCCCAACTCTTTGAATGCGTCAACAAGAGGGCCGCCACCAGTTACAGCAGCCTCCCCAAGTCTCACGTTTAATTCTTGGAGAGTATCGGCAAATTGCTCGGCGTTTATGTTACCTTCATTCCCGAACGCAAAAGCCAACTCGTTAAGGCTTTGTGTAGTGATTCCAAGCTGGGCGGCAAACTTCTTATTCTCAGATATAACCTTGGCTTGCTGAGCCAAGTAAACACCCATACCCGCCGTACTCAAGCCAATTGCAGCAGTGGCCCCAGCAACAGCAGATCCCAATTGCTGAAAATTACGCCTCGCAGTAGCTACTGCTGCGCGCGTCCGGTCTTCCGCTGTGATTCTGATTCTTGCATTACCAGCCAAGTTATTAGCCTCATCGCTTCGAGATAGGGGGCGGGTTGGTTAGATATCCCGCCTGCATTGAGTAAGTGACCGTCCTTGTAGTTTCCATACAACCTGAGCCATAACGACGAATCGACATCATACTCGGGCAAAAAACACGTTTTCTGTTTAATGTTGTAACCGGGCAAGCGTATTTCGAAAATTTCCGATGATGCTGGGTTTGATGCATCGCAGTGCTTACCCCATTTGCAGTTGGCACAATCGAAGGCGTCTTTGTTAGACGCCACCGTGTAACTTACAACTAACTTTTTTTTTCGTCGTTAGTCAGAACGCTCCGCGTGAATACCTCACCAACCAAGTGCTGCCTAACTTTAACAGGCAAAAACTTCTCATCACCTTTTTTGAATGGTATTTCTTCCCCGTCTTCATCACATACGCCTGACCAATCTTTCAAGCAATTATCCAGGCAATAAGCTACAGATTCAGGTGAGAAAACCATTGCGCCAGTCTTATAAACTTCTAACATCAGATGATTGAATTGCTCCAACTCAATTTCTGAGAACGGGCGCAACTTAAACTTGCACCCATCCAGTCCGCTGTAAAACTCAGGTAAAGACTTTCTAAGTTTAATCATGTAAACACCATGCTGATTTCATCATCACCAGAAGACTCAGCAAAACCAATCTGAATATCTTGGGTTCGGATACCTTCCCGCTCACCCTCTTGAATATCCTTGTAATACAGGTTTGAACTGGTGATTGTGTAAATGTTTCCAGCGGTCCCGCCAATCGCACCTGTGGTGAATGCGTTGGTTGAATTACTGGTCCAGTCGGATTCGAAAGGATTCGTTGCCACTAATTCGGATTCAGGATCAATAGTTCCTGAAACATCACGGCTAGCTATTCGAATCTCACCAACGCCGTTAGCCTCGTTAATGCTTAAAGGCTGCGCTATTTCGTTGGTTAAATCAATTTCCACCTTCGTTACTTCAACCGACGTTCCACCGATTGCCACAGCACCACCAACAACTTGAGGTGGGATAACTGAGCTATATGTAGGATTAACAATAGCCGCGTCAGTCTCTGCAACAGGGTGTCCCGTCATGGTAAATTCAATCATGCCGTATTCACGCGCTTCTAATACAAACTTAGCATTGCCACGAACACCGCGCATTATTTTTAATTTACCGTCCTGATAATAGTATAGTACGCCGGAAGGTATGCTAGTTGTGTCCGGCGCGTATGTAACGCTGGTGCTTGCTGCGATAGTCTCAGACATACCGCACGCTTGTAGCAATTTACCGAACTCTGGTGCATCGCCTGCGGTACCAGATCCTTTGAGCTCCACTTTAAAAGTTACCGATGCAGTTCGGCCACCATAAACGGTCTGGAAACTGGCTAAGGTGTCAGAAGGGCCCTGACGTTGTAACGTCTTAGCTTCGTTTGACCAGTTGACATCAAACACAAAAACCGCGTCTGAAGCGTCGGCGGTTGTGCTGTCTCGGTACGTGCTCTCGAGTTCAAATAGTATTGCCTCGCGACGAATTAACATTATGATAACCCTCTAGTGCGTTTATAAGTGATTCCGTAAGTCCTTGTTGCCACGAGCATTGGACGTTCAGCGTCTACTGTATCAGTGACTTCTGATGTGGCTATCTCGCTGAATCGCATTATTGTATCCAATCGTGTTGAGACATCTTTCAATATCGCGTCAGCGTCATTAATAATAGTTAACAATTTGGTGACGTCTCTGTTAAATCCTTCGTCGATAGCGATAAACTTTAATTCAACGTCCAATTCCACTCTATAAAAATGGTTGTGGTAATCGCTTATCACCTCACCCCCGACTGTTATTATACAGACTGGTAGGTCTTCAAGGTCGGGTTTAATATCAACCCAAAGCACGGTTTTTAAACCATCAACAGATATCTCTAACTTGTTTTTTATGTCGTTAAGTATCTGCTCTGTTGGGTGCATCAGTAATCAGTCTCTTTAACCAAGAATGAGTAGGTTATGCTCTGAGATAAAATAGGTCTTTCTAATTCTGTGCGCGCTTCGAATGCACTGGCGCTGTCTTCTTTAAAATCAACCACGCTTACGGGCAGTGGCATTGCTTCAAGCACTTGGCTTATGCGCTCTCTAATATCGCATAACATTCGAACATGCCAAAATGCTGTGTCGTTTATTGTGTGAATCCCGATGGCGTACTCAACACGCTTATGGTTGTTATTCACTGTACTCGCTTCTGTAGCTGCCGAGTTAACGTGACTTATAGTTATTGCTGGCATTATGTCTACAGTTAAGCGCTCAATATTGTATGAAAAAACGTTAGGGCCAACGCCTTTGATATTCATCAAAAGCGAATCTTGCAACCATGTCAAAACGTCACTTTCTGCGCTCATTGGCTAACGTCTCTTATAAAATCCAACTCAACCACCTTGATTGATTTATCGCTGTTGTGATCGCTTATGCTTTTAACTCTGTACTCAATTGTACCGCGATTCACCGCATCACCCCTAATCATTCCGCCAAGGTTAGCCTTTGGCAGCGTCATGTAAGTGTGATTAACGTAAATGTTTTCTTGTTCTTCTCGCACGTCGAAAAACATAACCGCAATAGTGTTACCCCTGTGCGTTATGTTCTCCCCAAACTCGCTTGGGTCGAAGAACTCTGATAAATCACTTTCGAAAGCCATAAAATAAAAACCTTAAAAAGGTGGCCCGAAGGCCACCGAGGGGGGTGCAGCAACTTAAGTAAATGTAGTCATGCAGCAAGATTGCCACATGCCGGGGCCAACATTACGCACTGCCTTGACGCCATATTCGTGCTCGTCAAAATCATGCTCATGCTCTGAACCCTCAGCTTTTGAACTGATTGTTACTGGCACTTCATCTTGTAGGATGAAAGGTTTCACCGTGGAATCCTTAGCGAATGTCATAAACTTAGTGGTCCACGTTAAGCGTGGGTTCATGACAACTTCAAGATTCACACCGCGCAAACCGTTAGTCTCACCATTACCAACAAGCTCTTGAACAACAGCTTTATGGGCAACAGACCAATAGGTTGTTGGCACCATAATCATAAAGTTGGAAACGTTCTGATTAATGGGCTCACCTTTATCATCTTTAAAAGACATCATTTGTTGAACTGATGCCAGGATGGCGTCTACCATTTCAGTCGTTGTAGGCGTTGTGCCAGTCGCAGCCGCGAAACTTAAGTCATTATCCTGGGTTCCGCTGTCACCGTCCACGTGATCAGTATCAACCAAGAATTGGCCGTCATAGCAAACAGTACTTTCAGCAACATCGATCAGCTCTGAAAGGATCTTGGGCCAATGACCATTTGCACGCTGTACCAAGTCATTAATTCTCACTTGCACTTGTGCAATTTTATCGCGTCGGATTTCGTCAACGCTCAAGCCCATTGTGGCCTCAAACTTTTTGTTAACGATCGTGATACCGTAGTCGCTCGGCTTGGATTTTTGACGTCCGCCAACCCACTCACGCATGACCGGAGCCATACCTAACCACTTGTGAGTTTCGCTAGATTGATCACTTGGAATATACATGCCAATGTCATTGACCCAACCGGCGGGGGTGGTTTCTAAGCGTGGATACATAAACCCAAGCACGTCGCGGCTATGCGTTGATTGCAAACCTTCTGTAGCCATTGTTGTTCACCTCTGAGTTACGTTAATAAATTAAAAAACTATTAAGTGCTTAAGTCTGTGTAGATCTCTTTGCTACCCAAGATCGGCTGAATAACGCAAGATGAACCGCTGATATAGTCCATGACGATTCCAATTAGGCTATTAGTGCTTTCGGTCAAAGTCAGCGTGTCATCGTCGGATGCATAAACGGGCAGGCTGATGCTTGTCACATCAGATACGCCTGTCACATCCATGACGAATGGAACAGTTGTGGCTGCTCGCACTCTCTTATCACCAGCTGAGCCCGCTGAATTATCAACAGTTTCAACGGCGATCCCAACGTAAGTATCACCGGCTTGCAATGGGCGAGCGTAACCTGACGCTAAACCCAACAAAGAGCCTTCGTAGATAATGTCAGACGCAACCACTTGGTAGTCTTGGTATTCGCTCGTAGTGAATTTACGAGGTGAAGCAGCGGCTAGAGTTGCCATGGTTTAATACCTCTTTAGGTTTCGGTTAAAGTTAATTATCGCGTAACGTGCTTAATAACTCCAGATTTCACGCCTTCTTGATAGGCTCTGAAGTTTTCAAAATTTGAGAATTTATTAGGGCCCTGTCGGCATCCGTCCGCGTTAGCATCCCACTGCTTTTGCAGGTCACAACGACTATCAACAGGTTCATCAACAATCGGCGATTGAGTCTCAGCAACAAGATTCATTACGTTATCACCTTGGGCTTTAATCTCACCAAGAAGCTTCACCGCTGCTTGCTCTGGCTTAGTCTGCCCGTCAAACATCATTGCTTCTATGGAAGCCTCAAAGCCAGGCATTGAATGTGCGTGAATTCCCTGAATACGCATGCGCTCACCTTCGGCACCTGCGGCAATACCCTCTGCCAAAATGCTGTCGTATAAGCTTTCGCAATTAGCTTGCAAAAACTCGGCGTTCAAGTCTTCTAGTTTAAACATGTTTTCGTCTTGCATTTTCACTTCTCCAGTAGTTACTAAAGTTTCAAAGGAACCAATTCTATCAGCCATACCTGCCGCAACCGCTTCAGCGCCCATCAGCAAGCCGCCTTTACCAAAATAAGTCATAACATGCTCGACGCTAACCTTTCTATACATCGCAACGTTTTCAATAAACACTTGTGCCATTTTATCAATCATCGCTTGTATGCTTTGCTGACCCTCTTCTGTGCTCGCGTCTAGTTGCTTATTAGGGCTTTGACTGCTCACAATTTCGATTGTCTCGTCATCACTGCTCAAGTCGATAGTTGCTACAGTGCCGATTGACCCCACCAAACCAGTGCTACCGATTACGATTTCATCAGCTGCCGAAGCTAACCAATAACCAGCACTTGCTGCCATAGCGCCAACGTAAGCGACGGTAGGCTTGGGAGTTGTCGCAATCAGTTCAGCAAGGTTGCTAATTTCCGTAGCCTCACCGCCAGGTGAATCAAAATTAAAAACAATTGCTTCTACATCCGACTGCTCAGCCTCTCCAATCGCCTTCGCAATTGCATCAGTGCTGGTGGCCCCTGAAATTTCGGTAAACATATTCGCATAACGAAAAATAGGACCAGTAACGTTAATGACAGCATTCGAACCGCGATACTCCAACAAGCTATTCTCTCTGCTTAAATCACCTTTTTCTTTAGCGATAGCTTTTAATTGCTCGTTGTCACGCTTCGCTATCTTCGCTATCGTCGTCAAGCTCTCGGTCGTTATCGCCCAGGGGGTTTGGCTCATTTTCTGTAATGCTAGCATTTTTCGTTACTCCTAACTGACTTTCGAATTCTGATTCTTTCATGCGCTGGCTTACGTTTTTCTCGTAATCGCCGCCGTTTATTTCTAAAGTTTCCTGAGTGCGCGTAGTCAATCCCAAGTCTAGGCGCTTCTCAGCTGCCGTAACGTCTTTGACCGGGTCCAGACTTCCCCATGCATCACCAACCCACAACGATTTTAAATAAGCTCGGCGCGTTTCATAATCTGCAAAGAATCCAGGCGCTTGCAATCTTCCGTTAGCTACTGCTTCAATTATAACTGATTCATAAATTGGCTGACAGAAACTATCACCAAACCACTTCCTGCGCTGCCTGAATGAGCGCTGCGCTTCGTTTAGTGCCGCTCGGCTTGCACTATAACTCGCTGTGAAATGCTTAATAACAAGCTCGTACGGAAGCCCTAGAGCAACACCTATTTGCCTAAGTACAGCAAGCACGAACTGATCAAAACCAGAGTTCGGGCGACCAGGGTTTGCCGTGTTTATTGTTTCACCTTCAGCCAGTCCAACAATAGCACCGTTTCCCATTTCGTAATTAGCGTCTAAAGGGCTGCTCTCTTCGTCAGAGCCGTCATAAAAATCTAACTCAGCATTACCATCAGGGCTCTGTATGAAAACGGTGAACAAACCACTGACAACAGCCGCTTGTAGCTCAGCTTCTAAATAGCGCCCCAACTGTTTAAACGCTTCTATAACAGGTGCTAAAGTGGGGCGACCTCGCGGCTCGTTTATAGTTCTTTTTCTGTAAGCGTGCAGTATGTCAAGGTTCATACCGTCAGACGCGAGCCGTCTATACTTTCGCCACTGAACCGCTGGGTCAATAATAGAACCAGGGTTAGCGCTTGCAATGTGATACCAATTCGGAACACCGAACGAATCCCTTTCAATACCGCCCGCCACACGTCGTGAGTCTGTAGCGTAATCGGGGTTTGATATTCTTTTAGAATCAATTAAGCGCCAACAAGTGCCTAGAAATTCTCGGTTATTGACGAACTGCCTTTGTGCGAATACGTCACCAGTCAATAAGCAGCTTATAAAAGCCGTGGCTTGCATCTCTGAAAATGTTTGCTCGGCTTTCGCGTCGCACATTTTAGAGTTTGCCCAAATATTAAAAACTCGCTCGGCGTCTTTTTGCCATGCGTCGGCTTGCTCGTCAGTTAAGCCTAAGAACTCAGCATCAATCTGACTTTGCACCCGCAACCCTGTGCCAACAATATTGTCAGACAAGGTTGATATGGCACCGTGTGCCATTGGGTTATTACGGTCTAAATCATAAGACCTATCAACCAGCGCATCGTAATCGGTTAGAAGTACTTCACCGCTATCACCTGACTTTACACGCCAGCTGGCAAGGCTTTTGCGAGAACGTGACGCACCGCTGAAACCATCCAAGGCGCCAATAGTCATTTTCGCTTTACGGCGCGATAAGGCTTTTTGCGGATCTCGCCATTCATAATATTTATCAAGCAAGGTCTTTTTAGTCACGCGCTGTGATGCTCCGTGCAATGATGTTACCGTTTCGGCCTCGGGATAATCTACGGCATTGCTTATCCCAGAATTCGATAGCGTCTTGAATTTCTCCAATATTAGCATAGGTCAAAGATCGACCATCAATAGAGTAAGATTGTTTTGCGGACACCTTTTCAGACGCCGTTAAATACTCGCTAAGCTTTTGCTCACATTGCGCTAAAGTTAAACCTGCCATCACTGACGCCTCCAAATTCTATCTATTCGCCTTTGAAGATGATAATTAAATCTCTTATAAAATTGTCGCTCACCTAACTTACCCAAAACCCTGGTTGCCTTATCGCTACCCTCTATTTTAGCCCTGTAATATAACGCAATAGCTTTGCTCGATCTCCATGCGTTCTTGTGTCCGGGGAATCTATCGTCATACCTTATGGTAGGGTGTCTTTTCCCCCACATTTCAGAACCGCTTGTTCTGCCTATGAACTTGAAAGCTCTACCTTTAACCTGTTGACCTTTTTCAGGCTTAGCGTTTATGCTGTTTGCGTCGGCCTCCGTAAACCCTCTACTTGTTGACATTCTTGAGCCAAATTTATTTATATAAACAACGCCAGTTATTGCCTCATAAATTCCACCGCCAACCGATGCTGAATATCTACCTTTCTGAAACCCAGGCTTTATCATATAAACAATGTTTTTGTCTCTTATATCCTTATTCCTAAGTTTCAACCCTTTTTCGCTAAGCCTTTTCCTAACCCATCTAACTGTTCTAACTTCAGTATACCTTATAGCGTTACCCATAGCCGCCTTAGCTGCCGGCCTTACCGCCTCACGCTCTATCCCTGAAAGCTGCCTAGATATGTCATCAAGATTATGTGATAAGATAACTCTCATAAACCCGCCATAGTCGCAACTTGATCAATGTTGTGCTGCATTTCTATTCTCATAACACAGTTACCACAAAATTTCGGTCATCTGTGAACAGAACCCCGTTCGAGTGCTCAAGGTCAAAGTAATAAACGTCGGTTAAGTAAATACCTGCGGGCACATTGAACCTGCCCAACCTAACGTTAAATTTACCCTCACCTGGGGAGACATCGAAAAATTCAGGGCTTGTTAAGCTACTACCCGTATATGTATTTGTGCCGTCTGAAAATTGTACTCTTAACTCAGTGTAGTTATTCAAAAGATGCGGTGAACCATCGTTATATAACTGTATCTGAGTCCAATTACTTCCACCTGCTTTAACTCTAGCGCGGAATTTGTCACCGTGAAATTTATCAATTTCTGCGTAAGGGTCATATATTCTTACTATTGGA